ATGTGCATCTTCAAGCAAACAATTAATATCCTCTTGAGTTAAATCATCAGGCGTTTCAATGGCCGCCATTAGCCTTGCAATTAGTTCACTCATCTTCAATCTCCTTACCACCAACTACTGTAAACTACAGTGTAACCTTGTTTAATTGCAGCACGAGCCTGTACAATAAACTCACGGTCTTGCTCGGCATAATGATCGTCAGCATTTTCACCAAAGAAGAAACCTGCTGTTTCTGGTAGTGCTTCCTCGTCAAGTGACTCTTCTAGAGCTTCCAAGTCTCCCAGCGTCAATTCTAAGTCAACACAGTTAAACTCACCATTGTTACCCTTCTCATGATAAAGCTCTTCCATCCATCCCTGTAGATTAGGATGCTTACGCCAGTACGCTAGTTCCATACTGTCTTCGTAGTAGGTATAACCCTCGTCGTCTGTCTTTGGCTGGCCTTTGCGTGCTAGTCCGTATTGGTCTAATCCCATTTCAATATACTCCTATTATTCAATATCGTTTCTTCTTACCTAGCTGGCTCGTCACACCAGTCCTCCCTTGCGGGTATGCAAACTCACACCACTAGGTAAGTTATGTGTAAAAACTGGCTTATCCGACTTACGCAGGCTCCACAAGGGGATGGCATATCATGCTGCTCGGTTACGGCTTTGGGTCACACCGACACTTGTGACCTCGCCAGTTGGTTTTATTATAACATACTTATCGTCGTTGTCAAGAGCAAACTTTAAGTTTTTTCCTGATAATCTAAAACTCCGTAAGTTTCGTCACCATCGTACACGGTATAGTCTAGTGACTCATCTTCAATCAATTCCTCAAGGTAGTCCCATACGTCACAGTTCAATACCTTGCGGCCATTACTTGCATCAAATTCTAATTCAATTAATACTTTAGCCATTTATCAATTCCTTTTTGTTCTTGTGATAGTTTGGTAGGCTTTTAATGTAACATGGAGTCATGATATGAGGTTGGGTACGGTCTCTCTCAACATTACAGTGTTCAACATGACCACCCTTTGGTACATCATACCATTCAATGGTAACTTCACCGTCCTTGTCTAGTACCTGAGCGTGAAAGTCAACATCCATAATCTTAACAACGTATTGCTTACCTAGCAGTTTGCTTTGGCCGTCGATTGTTATGACATCAATGAACTCACCTTCCATATCTATGTCAGTTACTTCTTCGTACCACTTACTGCCAGCCATACCACCGCCGCAGCTCATCGTGATTCTTTTGCCGCTTCCTCCTTTACGGGTTTCCAATCTTCGTTGGTAAATACTATTCAATCCAAGTCTTGCCATTTCAATTCTCCTGTGTGTGAGTTAGTTATGCCCTAAGTATACCATAGGTATCGGCATTGTCAATATGAAACTTTAGATTTTTATGTAACTTCTTGAAATTCATACGTCTCCAAGCACTTATCGCACAACAGACATTCGCCCTCGTTTATATCATACCACGCTACACGGTGAAATTCTCCACAGTCTTGGCACGCATCAATACTAAAATCCGATACTTGTTCCATTGTCATTGTCCTTCTTGTGATAGTTTCTTAAAATTCTCGCCAAATTGCTTAAACAACTTAATGCCCTCTTCTTTTGCTACTCTTCTGGATATCCTTTCTACCTCTGGAGGTATCTGCGACATCAAATCATCCAGCAGCAGAGAGTTTTGGTTTATTTGCCTATATGTATCTGCATACAATGACTCATACCTATTGATTTTCTTTTCTAATTGAACCACCTTGTAGGTTAAAAAGCCAGCCCAAACTGTCAATACCACACAAAAGATTCGTTGCATTTTATTCACTGGTTATGTCTCCATTCATAAAGTTTATTGTTACCGCATCAGGTACACTATACTTTATCGTTGGACGACCTCTGCCCTTAGCCTTAACTTTATGATCTTCTTTGGCTACGCCAATACTGATTAACAGCTTCAGCAGGCGATTCGCCTCCAAATAGTCTATCTTCAAGTTCGTTGCTAATTCTTTCGATGTTACTAACATGCGTATATCATACCATAAATTCTGAGTTTGTCAATCTTCAGCATCTCCTTTTTTCTTCTTTTTCCAAGAAAAGATTTTGTTTAGCCATTGTTTACGTTTGGAGCAGTTACATTCTCTGAGGTTAAACCATTTCTTAAATCTCTCCTCTGTAACGCCAAACCTTATTAGCACCCCTTCTACGACATCGCCCAAACCTGTAACTTCTTCAAAGTTTGACAGATTTACGCCTTCTTTTTCAAGCTCGTTAATAACCTTGTTTATCTCATGTCTTTCATCTACGATTGGCATTTCGATCTCCTTATAAGTTCGCTTGATGATTCAGTTTTTCCACCACCAACATTATACAATGTATCTATATCTTTATTGAGGCAGTATTCTTCTTCTGGCGTATTTCCCGCCACTCTATCACCGCCGTTCATAAACACAAATGAGATAACAAATGGATCATCTATGTTCCAATTATATATCCATTCTATAGTCTTAACGACAGTACCATCTTTATCCATAGCAATGACCGTTCTATCTACAGGCCTCAACGCACTGACGATACGATCCCTGTCCTTCTCACACATAAATGGAACACTACCTTTGAGCTTTACTTGCTCATCGTTATTGACGATCACATACAATAAATCACAATTTTCCTTAGCTGACTCTATGTAATCTAAGTGTCCTCTATGTAGCGGATTGAAATATCCTGAAATTATCCCAATTCTCATTTTTTTGTCCCTTTTTCTTTTTTAATTAATCCTTTTCGTGGGTTTCCTACCCATTTAAGTATTCCCTATACATATTATACACAAGCGTAAAGAGCCTTTACAATGTACAATATATACTATAATACATACATAATATACATATAATAAACAATAACAAACAATGATTGGGGGGATGTGGGTTTTTTGATTTCTACCACGCTGACCGGCAACAAGCGATTATAAGTTATTAAATTAAAAGATCGGCCTAAATACCAAGTGCTAATTCAATAATAGATACATACTGGTCTACTTGTATAGGAGTCATTTCAATACCTTTCTCAGCCATCAACATACGCCAATGTAATCGTTCCTGTTCGTTCAACATAGCGATACCTTCTAATGCTCGTATAGCTTCCTTGTCCCCATCGAACACAACTGCAAACGTCTCATCATAAGTATCCCACGCCTCCTGATAATCTATATCGAATTCGCCCCATAGCTCCTTCATGATATTAATAAATTCTTTCTTATCCATGTTTTCCTCCATAATCATTATATTATATATCGGCCATTTTGCGACACATAATTATTAAAAAACGTCAAAATATTAACAATTTGGGCTAATTACCTGCGCGGATCATTAATACGTATAAGTTTGTGTGGAGCGTTATATAAGTTATCACATAAGTGAGATTGTTTATGCACACCCATATATATAAATTGACATCCAGTATTATTCTTCCCAATACCATATGCAACTATACCATTACCAGTAATAGAATGTACTTTATACTTTCCTTTAGATGACATATATGTACGCTCACCCGTATCTGGACTCACATAGTAACTACCTGATCCTCCTACGACACGGACACAATCGCCCTGTTTCAATTCACGCCAATCTCTTACTGGTCTCTTACTATAACGTATACGTCCATGTTTATTAGGAAACGCATAATCACATACTTTACATTGATATGCACGCGCTCCATTTACAGCATTACATTCTGGACATACCTTTTGTCCCTTACCCATATAAATCTCCTACTTATTAACAATTCTCGTAAGAACACCAATTAATAGAAACGTGGTACACGCCCCCACAACATAAAATAACGGCGACTCGTCTATATACAAACGATCACTCGCAACAGTTAATAATACAGTAGTAATAACATTACCAGCTGTTAACAAACTATTCTCACTCTTCATTATAAAGACTCCTTTTTCACTGGCTATACATAGATTCATATATCTTGGTACATTGGCCAGTACACAACGCACCTATACTATACTATAACATAGCATCGACATATGTCAAGTAGAACTTAAATAAAAATCCAAAAAAACCACTGACTCTCATAGTATCATAATCGACTGGGCAGGTTAACGCAAGACATCCCTCTGTAATTCGGGTATAATATAATAGCAACATCAACCAGAGGTGATACCATGAAGAAATTCGCACTGGGATTTATGTCAGCCATAAGCATACTATCACTCGCGCTGAACGGATTATTAATTTACGCTATATACAATCTATTAGACCCTAAAGTGTTTCTCCGGGAACTCTTGGACTCTCTATTCTAATACATATAATATACTCCAAACCGCTGACTCTCAACACATCATAATCGACTTTATTACTTTGGACGAGACATCGCCCTGTTTTTCGCTGACTATTCATTAATCCCTATACTGGCGTAGATAAGAAGAGACAAATGAGACTAAGTCTCAATAAGCACTAATGATACTGAGACTCAATATCAATAACGTAACTATTCATCATAGATATTCATGTCCATATATAGTACCTGTACATATAACCATTATAACATATATCGACATATACGCAATAGATATTTAGGATTTATTTAACTTACCACAATATACAGTAGGGGAATTGTTGGGTTTGGCATAATCGTTGCGGGCACGATTTTCGAGCCTGCCCCGATTTTTTGTTGAGACTCAATCTCAATAGGCACCAAAGCAAAAAACCCGCAGGGGGATAATCCCCCCACGGGCACACGAAAGGAAAGGTCGTTAGACCTACGCTGCCAGAGCCAGCTTCTCAGCCGCTAGGACTGCTGAGTCCTTAGAGGCTAATAGCACACGGTCAAACTGTCCAACGGCTACGCCGTTTTGTTTGCGACGTGTTGCATCATGCTGCGAGTAACCTTGAACAGCGTTAAAGGCTTCCCAAGCGGATACAGTGAAACCTGCACCCATCGCACCACGACCAGTCTGCCAGCGTTCACGCATGACACGTTTCATGATTGCTTCTGTACGATTTTTGTGCATCGTAACAGAACGCACCTTCTCACCTGCATGATGACGCTGCAAGTCTTCAGGGGAAGGAGTACCGTACACAGCGTCGAGGAAGTCAGCAAGCTGAACCTCACGAGACTGTAGATGGTCAATAACGTCAGTGACGGTTGTCCAACCATCCGCTAGGCGACTAAACGAAGCAATCAAATCATCCATCTTAGGACGTAGACTGCGGGTGTGACGAATAGACACGCTTGTGCCTTCGATCATACGCATCAACATAAGGTTGAGACACGCATCACGGAAGATGCCCAGCGTAGCCATAAAGGATTCTTTATCGAATCCAGCGGATATAACAATACGAGGGAACGCATTGTCAGCCGTACCGTACACAGAGTGACGATAATCGGCGGTTGGAGCAACGGACACATAATGTCCATTGTTGAAGTGACACTCTAGGTCTACTTCATTATCAAAAGCATTGGCGGCGGCTTCCACTAACGCACAAACGTCGTCAGCGGTATGCGGTACATAACGCTCACTGATGGAACCGCTACCAATATACGCACCGCTATCCTGACGGAATAACCCGTACCACGGTGTGTAATGATTGTCAGCACCTGTTAGCGGTAGCTTGACAACCTCAAAATTAAATGCGTCACGAACTGCGGCGGCAACTGCGGACTTGTCAATATTAGTGTTCATATGTGTTCCTTTCAAAAACAACAATCAACTGAATACTCCTCTATTATAATATATATCGACCAGATGTCAAGCAAAACTTTAGAGAAATATGAGATTTTTTTTGATGAGACTGGGTCTCAATAAGTTTTCGCGGCGGCCCCGATTTTCGACCCCGCCCCGATTTTGCCCACCCCCCAACCGGCGGGGTAGTGCTGAGACATTTAAAAAAAGCGGCGGGGGTAACGGCCATGTGACCTAACCCCCTTTGCCGCTATCGGTTAGGCATATTTCCTAACCTTAAGATTCACCATGCGTCCATCATAAAACGCTTTGGTGTCCCCGTTCTTCAGCTCAACGGTTACAAGGTTCTCTGACCTGTCGCCTTTGATGTTGCCATAACGCAACGTCTGATTAGAAACGGGGTTATCTTTAAGGGAACGAATGTCAACAACCTTACCTTTATAGTTTTCCGCTTTAGCGGCATAGTCGGCTGTAAGGATTCCGTTGACTATTCCCTTTTGTGCTTCTTTTAAGTAAGTGAAGCGAACTTTATTTCCAATTTTCATATTTCAATCTCCTGAAACAAAACTATATACTAAACATGCTGTGCATAACAATAAAAACAATAGGTGCATAGGCAAAACTTTCTAAAACAAACTCATGAAACTGTCTCCTTTTTCTTCTTTCGTGAATAACTTCCTTTACCTTTAAGTTCCTTTAAGGCTTGTGCCGCTTTGGAACCTGCTGGCTGTGTACCGTGAATGAGCAGGGCAAAATCCTGATCCCGTAGTGACGGCTTTGCCGCGTGGCTGTCGTCGTGGTCAATCTCTAAGCCTAGTTCTGCCGCTTCCGCTTCGCTGAATACGACAACGGCTTTGCGTAGTCCGTAGTTTTCTGTCACATGATCCTGAGTACCTCCCATTGAAGCAGTCAAAACGAAATTGTGCAAGATAGGAAACTCGTTGATACCACCTACCCACCAAGACGTTGATTTGGTATAGGCATAGAATAACGTATTAGGATTCATTAACGCCACAACATACCATGCGTGCATATAGGGAAGACTGAAGAAATCACCTGCTACATGGATGCGAACAATACCGGCGTTTTCAGGTAGTGAACCGTTGATTAGCTTCACCATATCTTCGTGGTTTTCTTTACGCAACAGGTCGAAATTGTGTTTGCGTGAATTGTATACGTTGGTATACTGTACTTCTTGAGATGCTGAGAAACAGCGGAATTTGGTATTTTTACCATCTTTGATTTTACGCTTACCGTTAGGCTGTACAACGGCTTTAGATAGGCACTCGTCTGCATGAGGGCATGAATAACCACTGAGTAAATCAAGCGAATAGATTTTACGCTTGTCAGTCAGATACTCTGCGAGTTCTGCATCGTTGGCAAGTGCTTGTGTTTTGGCGTTGGCGTTTGAGAATTTTAACATGTCGTTTCCTTTGTGTGTGTGTTGTTTACTCTCTCATTATACAATATATATCGGCATTGTCAAGCAGAAACTTTAACATTTTCTGAGAAATATTCCCTAGTAAATATAGCTTCTACATTTTTCCAACCTCTGCCGCATGATAGATAGGCGAACTCTGACCATTCTTGCGGTTCATAATCTTCAGTATTAACAAATGATGAATACTTAAACGGGTTGTATGTTACGTCAAAACTAATAACGGGAACGGGAACACTGTCAATCATATAGCCGGATAATCCTGCGTGAACATTCTTCACACCTGATTTTATTACACGCCTGCGGCCTGCCGGTTGTACTAGATAACGAACATCGCGCAAACAGATATTTTTGTGATGCTCTACGGGACTACCTGACTGTCTGACGCTCCATATTTTCCTATGAAGATTGTAATAGACGTAAACTCTGCGACTGCGATCAATCATTCTTTTCTCCTTGTGTGTGACATACTATAGTATACTATATTATCGACCAGAGTCAAGCAAAATCTTTAATAATTCCCAAACTATTTTCTTAATGAGACTAGGTCTCAACAAATTTTCGGGGCGGGCTCGATTTTTAGTAAACCCCCCACTAGCTGGGTAAACAGCTAGCAGGGGTTACGAAAGGAGACTTGTACCAGTCTGCTAATGGCGGGGTGTCAGCCGTAGCCAACACCCACGCCCAAGCAAACAACGCCTTATTAAGGCACACAACAGTGATTGTTAGCCTACGCTAGGGTCAATCATCTTGCTGTAGCTAAGACTACGGACTTGGCCGTTCTCAGCTCGTACCGTGGCATACAGGCCGTTAGCTCCACTGCTAACATTCTCAACCTTGCCTGTGTGACGCTTCAGAATGTTGCGTCGTCCATGCTTCGGGTACTTGCAAGTTAACTGGTCGCCCTTGCGTAGCGATAAAAGAGATGAATTAAACATAGTGTTTACTCCTTAGAAAGTTGTTGCTCTACTTTTTTGAAATCAACCGTTGACTTCTTACCTTTTTTCTCCACGACTACGCCGTCGTTAGAGATGGATACTACTGTACCCTGCGGGAGTTTGGTGCCGACTCCCACAACCGGCTTCTGTGTGTTACTCATCAGTAACCTCCTGTTCTACTTCTGCTTCTGCGGCTTTACGAGCCTTTTCTTTTTCGTAGTTGTCTAGGTCAGTGCTTAGCTCTTTGACCAATGCACGAGCCTTGTCGATTGGCATCGTGAGAACTAAGTGATGCTCTGAACTGTCAGAGGCATAGTCATTGAACTTTAGCTCTACGTTGCCTGACCAGCTGGAAACGTAAGTGTTGATGTAAAGCTCGTTACCGTAATCCAGAGCGAGCTTCTCTGTCTTTTGAATCTTCATTGCGATTCTCCTAAAAGGGTTAGTGTTGTTTACTCTTCTATTATACTATTATTATCGGCGTTGTCAAGTGGAATCTTTAATCTTTTTTGAACTTTTTTGCCGGTTGTCGCTGGCTGTTCATTGATCCTTAGACTCGCGTCTATTAGGTAAGACAAAGCAGGATGGCAAGCCGTACCATCTATACCCTACATCGTCTTACCGATGCTGTCCCCCTGCCGCTATTTCAATCGCGATAATTCACCGGACTCACAGGGGCTACTAAGGCTTTGACTGGGCTGCTGTCTTATACTACCAGTATACTATATATATCGTCATTGTCAACCCATAACTTTAGGATTTTTACCTTTTTTTTCGCTGGCTGCTCATTGATTCATACTACTGGCGTCTATTAGGTAAGACAGTTGAGATTCAGTCTCAATAAGCAAAATCGGGCCCGCCGCGATTTTTGCCTACCCCCTACCGGCGGGGTTACCGCCTGAGTAGGAAGCTCAGCAGACTGCGGCGCTTGGGCTTCAACCGGCGCGCCTCCTCATTTTTCTGCCTCTGCAATTCTCGCGCCATCTGTATGGCGTGGATTCTTCTCATTCTCATCCTATCAACTCCTCCAGCTCTTTGGCTTCTATCTCAGCCTTGAGCATCTCATAGGTCATAAACATAACAGACGACAACAGCGTACTCTGCATTACAATCTCAGCGGTATCGTCAGACTCGAACCAGCTGCGCGCCATCTCAACAGCAAACGCGGATATGGTGTCAGCTGTTTCTTCGTTCTCACTCATGAACTGCCCACAGTAGTGAGCGGGATCGTTCTGCATAGCCTTCTCAATAACGGCCAACAATGTTACATCTTTAATTTGAGGAAATGCCATTTCCAATTCTCCTATCGTGTTACCCAGATAATCCAAGATCCAAAACTTGCAATGCTGATAGCACCGCACCAAAATAAATATTCTTCAAACTTCTTTACCATTCTTTTCTCCAAGTGGCACGTTGTGCTTGTCTAGTTCGTTCACGTTTAGGCCGGTTGTCCCATGCTCCCGCACCTGTCAAATGTTGTTTGTGGCCTGTTGATACTTTTATATCTTTAGCCTTAATTGTTAATTTAATTTGCTTATTCATCTGAAAACCATCCATAAAGTAAACTCAAAAGTAAAATGAAAATGATCGCATCACTCAATAAATTCCTCCCTAACCAACACATAGATGCCAGTAGCGGCACCAACACCAAGAACGAAACCAATGATAAAACAGAAAGCCATAATAATCTCCTTTACATACCATTCTAACATAATTATCGGCTATGTCAAACAAAAACTTTAGAGATTCTCGTTAAAATCATCAGCGTCATAGATGCCCGATTTAATTAGGCCGTTGCAAAATGATTGCTCATTTTTGTACTGCATGTCAGGGTCTACGTCGTAATCAAACTCGCCTCTCTCCGCATACTCTGCGGCGTACTTAGCGACTCGTTTCGCTTTCTCGGCTTGAATACGTTGGTATTCTAAGTTTGGTTCTACTTCACGCTCATAGACTTCCTGAATACGCTCAAGGGTACGGCCACCCTCACGCTCATCGTGGTAACGCTCCGGTAATATTTCGTTTGGAATCCAGAGAGCTTCCATTGTGGCGGCTTCTAGGTCAGCAAGCATCTGTTTTGTTTTATCGTTCATAATTTTCCTCTGTGTGTGTGGGATGCAGTGACTCTTAATCCTAGCCTATTGGCTCCAGTTCCCTTTCGTGTTATACTAATATTGTACCATACGATAGGCGTATGTCAAATTAATTTTTGTAATTTTGTTGGATTACTTTGACGGCGTGGGTATCGCCAGCGTAGTCCATGTAATTGTCGCCGTCGCTGTAGACAGTAACACCACCACCGTAACCATACGACGAAGGCTGATCCTGTGCGTCGTCGTCGTGGACAGGATACCAACGATCTCCGCAACAATCGCAATCAACGCCATCGGCTACGCCGTTGAAGTAAACGCCGTGATCCTGTGCGACGCGGTTGGCATCGGCGGCATTATCTGCCTGAACGAATACCAACGGAGTGCCAACAAAGTGGCCGAATGAATTGTTTTGTCTGAATTTGAAGTAGCTCATAATTTTCCTTTCGTTATGTCTACATTATACCATAAATTGTGCCGGTTGTCAAGAGGAAAACCGGATTTTTTGGAAAGTTTTTATTGGGCGTTCATAACCTCCGCACCAACAAGACCAACCAAACAAGCACCAACAAGTAATAGAAAAAACGTCATATCAATCTCCTTTATTCTATTATATATTATCGGCACGCACAACCCCAAACCTTTACATAATTCCAGAAAAAAGACATTTATTTTTAGAAACCCCCGCCGGTTGGGGGTGCGTCAAAATCGCGGCGGCCCCGATTTTTGCCTGCCCCCCGAAGGGGTGGGGTTAAAACTCGTTGTGTAGGTCAGAATCCCACACGTACATGTCGGCGGGATCATCGTAGGTGTCCTCCCACGGGTCGCTGAGCAGGTCATACGGATCATCCTCCATCTCCGCATAGAAATCACGATGAGGATCGAAGTCCGAAAGCTCATCCTCGTACTGCTCTGCCTCCCATTCGGCCTGTGCGTTGTACAGGTCAGCGGCGGTCAGTTCGTCGGATTGGATCGTTACGTCGAATTTAGAAATCATAATCAAAAGCCTTTCAAAGTGTTGTGTAAGACGCCCCTTTCGGGGAACCAATTCCAGCGGATCGTACCAACTGGATTGTAGCGTCTTTGTTATGTCTTAAGTATAATATACATATCGGCAAATGTCAAGGGGAAACTTGAGAAAAAACAGAAAAAATATATCAATCCCAAACGTCGCAACAGTCAACGTCAACGACGCCGATCCTGTCCATCGTCTCCTGCGTGAAGGAACCACGATAGTCGGGATTCCAAGGGACGTAGACGACGACCCTATTCATCGCCTCGTCGAAGCCTCGCACCTCGATGGAGTCACGCTCCGAGTTGAACCCGTTGGCGTAAGCGGTGGCGTTGGCGGCGGTGTCGAAGTAGATTTCAAAATGCATTTGATTTTTCCTAAAAGCGTTGTTTGTTATGTCTTAAGTATACTATAATTATCGGCGTTTGTCAAGAACAATCTTTAGTTTTTTCTGACTTTTTTTGTTCTTGTTCTTTACGCCAACGCTTATAGATTGCAGCGTCATTTTCCATATCTCGACGCTTTTCAGCTACTGGATTGTAAACGTTATATGGAACGTTCCATTGGTTAGTTCTTTTGCTAAACATAATTTTTCCTTTCTAAGATACCTCCATTATAATATATATCGGCACAAATGTCAATAGTTCTTTAGCATAAAACCGGAAAAAAGTCAAAGTATTTCAGAAACCCCCGCCGGTTGGGGGTACGCAAAAATCGCGGCGGGCCCGATTTTACCCTTCCCCCCGATGGTGTGGTGCGCTGAGCGGCGCGGGTTAGCCAGTACAGTCGCCCACCTCTGACTCCGCCCAGCTGTTACCGTTTGCAATGCTTGGCTTGTCAGTGCCGCCAATCAATAAATACTGCTTGCCTTCTTCGGGCTTATCCTCAACCGGCTTGGTCGATGTAGTCACTCCAAAAAATTCATATTCGCTCATTACCATTTTCAATTTCCTTTCAGTGATTCGCACCACTTGCTAAATACTTCACGCGACTCTTTGACGCTCAAGTCAAATCTGCTTTGCAACATGGTTGGCGCCCACATCATATTCATGGTTCCACCATCTCGTAAATTAGTTAGATATTCAAAATATTCTTGCATCTTAAAATTCCTCTTCTATCTCAACAGTCAACTCGTCATCGTATAGCGAACCACAAACGCCATTCTCCGACCACGATAAAGTGAATAAGGCGTTTCCGTCTGCGTCTCTTATAGTGAGACCTCGCACAGAGTGCCATATCGAACCATCTTCACTCGCACACATTTTCAGTGTTTCGTTTTTCATCTCGAAGGATTCCGTCCCATCTATGTCGAAGACCTCTAAGCCGTCTTTAGCTCTTTCGTCTGCTACTATCATAATTCTTTCCACTCCTCGCCTTCTTCAACTTGTTTATGCTTTGCGACTACTTGCACATCATAGCGACCATTTCCAATACCTCCAAGAGTCGTAACGGTTATGCTTCCGCTTTCCTCTTGCTCAACCCATAACGTGACAACCAAGTCATCGAATAGGTCACGGACTTCACAGATTCCGATTTCAATATCTCCATCGAATCGCATGTCCTTTCCGTTCATTTTCCATTTTGGTTTCATAGTTTTCCTTTCGTTCTATACTAATATTTTACCATCGTTTGGCTAGATGTCAAATTCTTTTTTCTAATTACTTCCGTGTTGATCACAGTAGCGTTGTTTAGCTTCGCTGTAGATCCTGCGACCTTCCGCGAATGCTGGAACAGCCCAGAATTTATATCGTTCATTCCAAACGATTTCAACGTCACCGTTTTCCTCGATGAAGCTATTTTTGTTGAACTCGTTAGTAAACAATCGGTGCGCATCCTGATTAGGAAGTTCTACCGATGGTGATTGCGGGTAAGCCGCTGGTTGTAAATCTGAAACTCTCATAGTTTCTCCTTTTGTTAATCTCTTGTATATATATATTATCGTCTAAGGGTGTGACACGGTTGGTCACTCGCTCAGATTATTTCGTAAGAAAGTATACTTTTTTTATCTGTGTGAATATATCTTTTCACATGAGGAGCATAGAACATAATGCTCTCGCCATCGAACTCAACTAGTTCCGCTGTTGTCTTATACTTCCAGTCACAACGGACACCGCGTCCAGAGATCGCAATCTCGCAATCGTGAGGGATGTTTTCGATGAAGTTTTCTATTAGTATCATTTTATTTCCTTTCGATTTCCTAACCTCTTATATATATATTATCGCACATGGTCGTGACACGTTAGGTCACTCGCTCCGCACTTTTCCAAAATATTATTACTTTTATTCTGAAAACCCCCGCCGGTTGGGGGTGTGCTAAAATCGCGGCGGGCCCGATTTTCTGCTTCCCCCCTGACAGAGGGGCCATAGCGGACTGGGTGGGGTAAGACTATACGCATTCCATTTCGTTCTCCCTATCCTGCTACCCATGCGTGAAGTGCTGCCTCATCCCATTTACGGGGAAAGCCTGAAGCGTCACAATCGCTAGGGCAACCGCACTGAATCCACACCTTAGCGGAATTGAGCAACTCACTCAATTTGGCATATGGTGAATAGTTGAATACCATAGCGTTATCCAACGGGTCGATAACGTAGGCAATGAGCTTAGTAACCATTACGTTACCATTCTCATCAAGCTCTACAATCTTATCGACTGTGAGCGTGTGGTCTTCAAGACCGTAGTCTTCTGATTTGAATATAGTTTTAACAGCTTCAGTTTTCATTATCATTTTCCTTTTCGTTATGTTCTTATTATACTATAAGTATCGGCATTTGTCAAGAGCAAACTTTAACTTTTTCTGAATTTTCTTCTTCTTCTTTATCCATCAGAATCATGATGTCGATGATGGCATACTTAACAACCTTCGACGCGCCAGCTTCTTCCAGCTTATAGTAAACGTCCCACAGGTCAGATTTGATTTGTTTGTTAGTTGGCATTTTATTTCCTTTTCGTTATGCTTCTATTATACCATACTTATCGGCATTTGTCAAGGGTAATCTTAACTTTTTTTCAAGTTATTTTCCCAAAGAGTAATAAGGACGGGGAACGTTGCGATTGAGCAAAGCAGTATTTCAGTAAACATATTAAACCTTTCATTAATTCTTATACCTTAAGTATATTATAATTATCGGCACACGTCAACAGATACTTGAGCATTTTCTCAGAAAAAGACCATTTATTTTTACCCCCGCCGGTTGGGGGTAGGTTAAAATCGCGGCGGCCCCGATTTTCTGCTTCCCCCCTGCTAGAGGGGCGCTAGGGGATTGGATAGGGTAAGACTACACGCATTCCATCTTGTACTCGAAATCAGCATACGGATATGCTTCACTGTGAAACACAAGGACACCATTCAGCTTTACCATATACTTAGGCATTAGGCCGTCATCCCCTGTATACCTTATCAGTTCAACCAATCGGCCAGTATCTCCATCCGATTCTGATTTCATTAGTTCAAAGTCATTCATACGATTTTATTCCATTGCTTAATAACGTAGTCTAGTTTACCTTGACACTCAATGCCACCAATAGCTGAGTTAGTAGATCCTATCCAAGTACAGATAGCGTACTTGTTAGTCTTGTAACACTTCACCATGTAACGTAGGCCAGTGCGTGTGTGTTTCTTGCGTAATTGTTTGTATGCTGTATAGCTCATATTGTTTTCCTTATGCCCTTATTATATTATATATATCGGCATTTGTCAAGGGGTATCTTTAACTATTTATGTAAGAAACTAAAATACTTTTCTTAGCCCAAAGCTTTTCTAATTCAAGCTCAACGATATCAGTGTTGTGTTTACCCAACTCATTAACGTGTTGTTCAATCTTCTTTTCGATCCGACGATCAATCTTGAAGAGTTCTAGTTTAGCTTGGCTCTTGCTTGTGATTTTAGTAACGTTCATTTTGTGTTCCTTTCAAGAACTTTGTTTAATTGTTATACTAGTAGTATATACTAAGTATCGGCATTTGTCAATAGTAATCTTAACTATTTATTATATTTTATAAGGTTTTTTTTTCGAGCCCGCCCCGATTTTGCGCACCCTTCTACAGGGGGGCACTAGGGGATTGGTTGGGCTAATACCCTTTCACTGTGTACCCTGTATAGGCAGCTACTAGGGGATTGGTTAGGGTAGTACTATCCACTGCTATCAACATCATAAGATATACCACACTCATTACATGTGTGATTGTTGTAACAGTTACCCTTATTGGTAACAGTCATATCATAACGCCGTTGTATCTCTTGGCGTTGGCGTCTGATTGCGCCACCCTCAGTAGGGTACTCCATGTAACACATGGTTACCTCATGCTCAGTACCACACTCAGCAAGGTGCTTAGTGTACTGTGTTGGTAGTGTCTTCCAACCGTTAGCTGTACCTAGATTAATCATATTGATTTCCTTATGTTGTTATCGTATATGGTAAACACTAATGGTAGTGTGACTATTGTACATAGTATAATTTCTGTAATCATTATCTTAACCATTGATAGTATTGATTAATGTTTTCTTTCTATCCCACATACGTTGTAGGTCATTCATCAAACAGTTCTTATTGAACTGTCCAAGTTCGTTAGCGTGTGCAACAACCATCTTCTCAATGTTGCGGTTTAGTTTGAACAGTTCTAGTTTAGCTTCGTTGCGTGTCATGTTGTGTTCCTTTCAAGAACGTTGTTTGTTATGTCTCTATTATAACTTATCGGCTATAAATGTCAATAGACTTTAGAACTTTTTTAAGAAATAATATTAATTAATTCTGATATATAAAAGTAAACAGCGTATGTAATAATTATTACCAATGAAGTCTTGCCGATTGTGTCAATGATCTTGTCAAACATGTTGTAACCTTTCTTAATTGTTATATACTAAGTATATACTATATATCGTCATTTGTCAATAGGTACTTGAGTATTTTCTCAGAATAATGCTATTTATTTTGTAAGGGGTAGTTTTATCTTCGAGTTGCTTAATGAGACTGTGTCTCAATAATGCCGACGGGGTTCATACGCAATCCGACTCACACCAAAGCAATGTATTACCCAATCCTCTCCCCTTACGCCCCAAATAGTTTCGATTAGCGACTTTGTTGTGTTTTTTAGCGTCCAGAAGTGTATAATTAGACAGTTAGATTACTCAAACAAACAATTGGATTAATGATATGAATAAAAAAACCCACAAATGCGTCGATGCTGAACTAACATGCAAGGCAACAGCTGCTCTTGAGCAAGAAGTTGCAGAAGAACTCGAAACAGAGGATAAATCTCTGGCTGAACTGCTAGATCAGAAAGATGCAGATGAAGAACAAGAATAAATACCATAAAGGTGCTCAGGAGTGCGGCAGAGCCCGTTCTGGACGAGACACCACCATGATACTCGAAGGTTTCGGTTGCTTACCGGAATTATCGAAGACAAGACGCTGGGAACGGGAAGGAACTCGGTTCGTAGACGTGATTGGCGATGGATATCGGTGTTTTTACCTAATTGAAGAGCTTGATGGAGATCGAGTGCTCAATTTTGAGACTGGAGTAGGACTTTTTGAGATAAATGGAGACCAACACCTCTTACACAGACAAATTTCCATGACAGAAGGGGTAGGAATCACAAGACAGGTCAGAAGAACGCTTCCTGACCAACCACCTCAGAAATTTGACCCTGAAGACGGTGGTATTTTCAGAATTACCTCTATTCAACCGAACACTACGCTAGAATTCTACGCCGCCCCCAATACTATCCTAGCATCAAGTGACTCATATACAATCTCGCCGGTAGAAATCGAAGAAAATGCTCTTTTGGGAAGAAAAGACGACATTATTCAGTCTATTGACAAAGAAGAGTTCAAAGAGATGATGAAAGACGCCATTATTGAGTCTTTTAACGAAAGTCAGAAGCAGCACGACATAAAAACTCGCCGTATTAACTTAACACGCAAAAACGCTGTTATATCTACGCCAGTAGTACGTCTCGCACCAGACAACTACAACGACAAGGAAAAACCTCCCGCACAACAGGGTATGATTATCTACAACACAGATAAAAAGTGTTTAGAATTTTTTAATGGAGACAAATGGATAAGGATAGCCGAGGAAGACTAATATGCATATACCTTCTAACATGACACCGCAGAATGTTATTGACCAGATAGAGATTGTCGTTAACAGAATCGCCCCCAAGTACACATTCTACGGATACGACATGAATGACATGAAACAAGAGGCATTTATCATATGTATGGAAGCACTCCCTCGTTACGATGAAAAAAGACCACTAGAAAACTTCCTATCTGTCCATTTATCTAATCGCCTCAAGAACTTTGTACGAGATAACCACTTTACTAGTAATGAAGAACAAAAAGCCAAGGTTATGAAACCCGGACAACTCGCTAATGAAGAATATATACTAGATGACGAGAGAGAAGAATATGTAGAGTCCGTAGACTACAAAGAGATAACAAAGGTATTAGACATTAAATTACCCGCTGAGTACAGATCAGATTATCTTAAAATAGTCAATGACGTATATGTACCTAAAAAACGTAAAGAAGAAGTCCTATTTATTATAGAACATATATTAGAGGAACACGGACATGAAGAAGGGTAGACTATCTAACGCTGAGGCCCGCTATATTACACAGAACGCTGATTCAATGCCAGTAGAAGACATTGCAGCAAATCTGGATCGTGATCCTAACAGCATACAAACTTTTATTAAAAAGAAATTAAAGAAAGGGCTTTCTACGTTAGAGCAGGCCGCATACGAGTTAGAAGAGCGTCCATACTGGATCGAGCTGGAACAGCAGTTTACAGCAGATGAGTTGACCCTCTTTAAGTATCACTGGGGCAGAATCATTAGTCAGTTTAAGGATGATGTATTTCCAACAGAAGAGTTGCAGGTTGTCGATGTGATTAAACTCGAATTGTTAATGAACAGGTGCCTGAAGTCAAACAAAGAAAACATAGATCAGATTACGGCGTTTGAGGGGCTGGTAGCCACGGAGAAGGCCACAGATCCCGATCAGCAGGATAGAGACTACATTATAAACCTAGAGCGTCAAATCGCCTCTCTGCGCGCCGCACAGGAATCACTCAATAGAGACTATCGCGACTTGCAAACAAAGAAGTCGGCCATGCTCAAGGAAATGAAGGGTACGAGAGAGCAGAGAATTAAGCGTCTAGAGGATTCAAAGCAGACTTTTACTGGATGGGTTGCACATTTGATGCAAAACCCGCATCTTACCGAACAATACGGTAATGAAATGGAAAAAATGCGATTGGCTATGGAACAAGAGAAGAATAGGCTTCGTGCCTTTCATAAATACGAGGACGGGTTGGTAGACCAGCCCTTTTTGACACCTGACACCGTTGAGGATTGATATGGAGACTTTAAGTCCAACAAAAATTAGAATAAAAAAGATAAAGGCCGTGATTGAGAGGTTCTATCCGCATGGAGGAGCAGATGACTGCGTTAGAATATTGAAACAAATTGGATACGACATTTCGCGAGGAACAGCCTTGGGCTATGCTAGCAAAATGGGCATCCGTAGGCTGGAGCTTGGTGAAAGACTTGTTGGTGAGAAGGGTTTTATAGGAAAGACTCCTGCAGAGGTTGTTGCCTCAGTAGATACAAGAACAATAGAGATAAAGCTGTTTCCTGAGAACCACGACCCTTTACTTGCCACAATCGGCGTTAAAAACTGGGGCAACTTGAACGTTGTTCATTCCAAGCACATTGACTGGCTGCATAACGGAGACTTTCTTTGCTTCAGATGTAACAAAGTGAGAGATGAGTCACGAAGGAGACAAAGCAATACTACTTGTTCAGTTTGTAAGTCTTGCTACAACAAGCAGCGAAATGATTATAGAAAAAACAATGAGCACGCCTTTAAGCGCGCCACTGCGCAAACTTATTTGAATAGTGTAATTAAGGGCAAGCTGTTGGCAAAGCGCGGTAGTGTGGCACACAAGATGTTTGGGGCGACAAGAGAAGAACTAAGAAGTCACATAGAGAATCAATTTGAAGATGGTTGGAGCTGGGAGAACAAGGGCGATGTATGGGAAATAGATCATATACGTCCATATTCTTCTTTTGATTTGACAGATGACAAGCAGTACAGGGAGTGCTGCAACTATAAGAACATACGACCACTTTCGGTCAAAGAGAATAGGACTAGAGTAAAAAGGACTAAGAAACTATGAAAGCAATTGTTTTTGGCGTAACAGGGCAGGACGGAAGCCATCTGGCGGAACTACTTCTAATGAAACGATACGATGTGGTTGGAGTAGCTAGAAGAAGCAGTGTAGACACGACGGAGAGAATACAACATCTTGTTGGAAGACCCAGATTCGATCTGGTACACGGAGACATTACAGATGTAAGTAGTGTCTTGGGAATCATTCGAGATAACGATGATGTAGATGAAGTCTACAATCTAGCAGCACAATCGCATGTAGGAGTCTCTTTTAAGCAACCCGGTCTCACATGGGATATTACGGGCAAAGGCTGTTTCAATATCTTACAGTCCATAGTGGATCTTGATATCAAGTGTAAATTCTACCAAGCGTCATCAAGCGAAATGTTTGGCGACTCATATAGTGTCAGTAGGGACGGTAAGAAATACCAGAACGAGGAAACCAAATTCTTGCCACAGTCTCCATATGCTATAGCTAAATGCGCTGCTCACTACGCCGTAAGATTGTTCCGAGAAGCCTACGGCTTACATGCAAGTGCCGGAATATTATTTAATCATGAAGGGCCACGTCGTGGTGAAAATTTCGTGACTCGGAAAATCACTAAGTGGATTGGGGGATTTTCAAAATGGTGTCGAAATCTCCATTTAGATTTGGCTACACATGTTCCATCGCCGGATGATTCATCTATTTCTTTCACGGAAGATGATATAGTCCTTAACAAAATTATGGCGGATGCTATAGTAACGCCGAAATACCCTAAGTTAAGACTGGGGAATTTAGATGCGTTTAGGGATTGGGGCTACGCTGGAGACTACGTAGAAGCCATGTGGATGATGCTACAACAAGAAGAACCGGATGATTATGTTATTTGCACAGGTGAAACACATACGATTAGAGAATTTTTAGACGAAGCTTTTGCAGGTATTGGGATTGCCGACTGGGAAAAATATGTCGTAATAGATCCTAAGTTTTATAGACCTGCAGAAGTAGACTATTTACGTGGCGATTCATCAAAGGCAAATAGAAAATTAGGTTGGGAGCCAAAACACTCCTTTAAAGATTTAGTAACGCTGATGATGGAACACGACCTATATGAAGATATTTAAAGTAGAGATGGATCTTAGCTTGGTTATAGCTAGATTGAAGAAGTATAGGATATACGAATATAATTCGGAACAGCCTATAATCTTTGTCGAAGCTCATGACCCAGACGAAGCATGTTTTAAAGCAAGTCACGGTTTATTTAAAATGATACTAGACCAAGACAGTAGCAGTAAAGCTAGGCTTCTCTGTAAAGAAATAAAGAACGACATTTTGATAACAAAGGTTTCTTGCAAATGAGAAGGAACTACGACGATCCAGTTTATAAAGACTGGCGCAAAAAAGTTTATAGCCGGGATAAGTTTAAATGCCAGATGCCAGATTGTGGCTCTAAGTATAGACTACAAGCCCACCATATAAAAAAATGGTCTAGTGCGGCCATATTGAGATACGATGTTGACAACGGCATTACTTTGTGCCGGAAGTGCCATGAAGAGATCACTGGTCACGAGCACCTGTACGAATCGTTATTTCATCAAATAGTGCATAAAAATGACTAATTACAAAAACGCTCCAAAATTTACAGTTATCAAAGATACTAGAGAACAAGAAGGCTATTTTTTCAAAGAGTATGATAAGTGTGCTGGCATGGTAGAAAGAAAGCTAGACACTGGAGACTACTCTATTGAGGGAATGGAAGACAAGATATGTATTGAGAGAAAAGGCTGTGTGGAGGAGCTGGCTCAAAATCTAGGGAAAAAGAAACATGCGTTTATGAATGAAATAGAACGTATGAAATCTTTTCCGCATAAGTTTATAGTGCTGGAGTTTAGTCTTGGAGACTTAGTGGACTTTCCAGAAAATAGCAGAATACCAGAAGCTCAAAAAAAGACGCTAAGAATAACTGGTAAATACATAATAAAGTGCTTAATGGAGTTTCAGCTGAGAGATAACATACATGTGGTATTTTGTGAAAACAAATACAACGCTTTCTTAACTGTAAGCAGTATTTTTAAACGTGTTAATGAGATGTACGCTAATGACTGAACATATTGAATCAATACATGGTCAAAATATAGACCTTAAACAGCGAGAGATATATCTGCACGGTCATTACGGCCCGTTTGAAGATGATCCCGGCGTAGAGTATCGCATGGCTACTACGTTTATCAAAAACCTTAGACATCTGGATTCTATTAAAAATGAACCAATACTTATTCATATGCACAGCCTTGGTGGAAACTGGGGTGATGGAATGGCTATATACGATGCTATTGAACTCGCCAGATCCCACGTAACAATCGTAGTATACGGCCAAGCAGAGTCAATGAGTAGCATAATCCTGCAAGCTGCAGACACAAGAATAATGATGCCAAACTCCTACTTCATGTCTCACTACGGGAGTAGCTCAAATTACGGTAACTATCTAGACACACAGAGCTGGTCAAAGTTTGAAACCACCATATTAGATTCGATGTTAGATATATATGTCACGAAATGTATTAAGGGTAAGTTCTTCAAAGAAAGATATGAGGAGCCCACAGAGGCTAAGGTTAAGACGTTTATAAAGAGAAAACTCAAGGATGGGGATTGGTATCTTAGCAGCAATGAGGCTGTATATTACGGTTTCGCAGACGGGGTTCTGTCAACAAGGAAGTATAGAGGGTTAGCGAGTTTAAAATGACAAAAGAGTTAAGAACGATAGACGACGCTTGGTTGGGCTTGGACATTGACGACAAAGATATTTTCAACCCTACGTCAATACTAAAAGTTTCAGATGAAGACTACCACCTAAGACTCTCTTACCTAATGATGAGGCCGGAATATTTTTCATTCCTTTGCAAGCACATACTGAATGTTCAGATCTTACCATCGCAGGCATTGATGCTTCATGAAATGTGGAGTAGGAAATTCCCAATGTTAATCGCTAGTCGTGGTTTCGGCAAATCATTTATGCTGTCTCTATATGCCTTGCTTAGAGCTCTCTTACTCCCAAATAGAAAAGTTGTGGTAGTAGGTGCTGCCTTTAGACAATCTAAGGTTTTGTTTGAGTACATGGAAACCATATGGAGAAATGCTCCAATCTTAAGAGATATATGCAGTGATAGTAGCGGGCCGAGAAGAGATGTAGACAGATGTGTTATGCGCATAAACGACAGCACTGTAACATGCCTACCTCTCGGTGATGGACAAAAGATTCGTGGTCAACGTGCTAACGATATTATATCTGACGAATTTGCATCCATACCTAGAGATATCTTTGAGAATGTTGTCGCAGGTTTTGCTGCTGTTAGTGCAGACCCAATTGATAACGTCAAAAGACTTGCTGCAGAGAAAAGAGCTAAAGAGCTTGGCGTTGAGGTAGAGCAGAAAAAAGAAGAAACCATAGAAAACAAAGACAACCAAATTATTCTTTCCGGTACAGCTTATTACGATTTTAATCACTTTGCGACATACTGGAAAAAATGGAAGTCTATCATAAAGAGCAGAGGTATTGAAGCTAGACTAAGAGAAGTGTTTGGTGGCGATGACGTACCTAAAGATTTTGACTGGACACAGTACTCTATCATCCGTATCCCTTACGAGCTTTTACCAGAGGGCTTTATGGACGCTGCTCAGGTAGCCAGATCTAAAGCTACAGTCCATGCCGGTATTTATCAAATGGAGTTTGGTGCGTGCTTTACAAGGGACAGTCAGGGCTTTTTCAAGAGGTCACTAATAGAATCTTGCGTCGTTTCTAACGACAATGTATTGAAAAACTCCAAGGGAGAGGAAATACATTTTGAAGCTAGTCTTATTGGAGATCCTAATAAAAGATATATTTTTGGGGTTGACCCTGCGTCTGAAGTCGATAACTTTAGCATAGTTGTCATAGAGGTAAATCCAGACCATAGAAGAATTGTTCATTGCTGGACTACTACAAGATCTGAGCATAAAGAAAAGGTCAAAAGAGGATATTCTAGAGAGACAGACTTCTATTCCTACTGTGCTAGGAAGATCAGAGACCTCATGAAGCTCTTCCCATGCATCCACATAGCTATGGACGCTCAGGGCGGCGGTATAGCCGTTATGGAGTCCTTACACGATAGGGATAAGATACAAGAGGGTGAACTAGCTATATGGCCAACCATAGACGACGATAAGCCAAAGGACACAGACGATGAGCGTGGACTGCATATATTAGAAATGTGTCAGTTCGCAAAGTATGACTGGCTTGCTGAGGCTAATCATGGACTTAGAAAGGATTTTGAGGACAAGATTTTGCTATTCCCATTCTTTGACTCTATAAGTCTTGGACTATCCAATGCTGACGATGGATTAAAGGGTAGGCATTTTGATACTTTAGAAGAGTGTGTTATGGATATAGAAGAACTCAAGGATGAGTTGTCAATGATTCAGATTACTCAAACTGCTACAGGTAGGGACAGATGGGATACTCCAGAGGTCGTTGTAGGCACAGGAAAGAAGAGTAAGATGAGGAAAGACCGTTACTCAGCATTAATTATGGCTAACATGGCTGCTAGAGTTTTACAAAGGACTCCAACCCCTCAAGCCTATAACTTCTACGGCGGTTTTGCCACCGCTGGTGAAGACTATAAAGCAAAGAAGAGAGAAGACCTTTACAGTGGGCCAAACTGGTTTACTGAGAACATGGGTGACATTTATTAATCATCCGTGTATAATTTCTATGATCCATTCCAATTACATTCCAATTAACTGATAGGCGACGATATGACAGACAATAATATGATAACTTGGCACGACGACGCAAGCAAATCTATCGCTATGGACGCATTTTCTGACAATGTTAATTCTTATGACGGCGTGACAAAAAGTGTTGGCTATCGGGCATACAGGAATTTTAAAGACATAGAGTCTAATCGCTCTGTACGTCCCGGATTCACATCAATGGATTACCACGCCTTTAGGCCTGATGAGCAGGTTCCTAGAGAGCAGAAGCGCATGATTAAGATGTGCATGGATGCATATTCCAAGGTGGGGATTATCAGAAATATTATTGATTTGATGGGCGACTTTGGTAGTCAAGGTATTAGCTTGGTACATCAGAATAAGAGCGCAGAAAAGTTCTTCAAGCAATGGTTTAAAAAATGTAATGGTAAAGAGAGATCTGAAAGATTCTTGAACACCCTATATAGATGTGGAAATGTAGTAGTATACAGAAGTAATGCGAATGTTACGCCAGAGCTTTCTAAGTATATGAAGTCAGTCGCAAATGATATCAAGGTAGAAATTCCAAATATGACTAGAAACGTCATACCTTGGAGGTATAATTTCTTTAACCCTCTGAATGTAGGCATGAAAGATGGAGAGCTCAATTTGTTTATGGGCAAAAAGTCATTCAACCTTTCCACTAATATTTTTAACGACAAGTTTAAGAACGGAGACATTCCTCCAAATATCTTGGAAACCTTGCCTACAAAAGTGAAACGAGCCATCCAAAGAGGGGAGAAAAAAATCCCACTGGACGAAGAACGACTTCAGGTGTTTCATTATAAAAAAGACGACTGGCAAATGTGGGCGAACCCCATGATCTACGCAATCCTCGATGATATTATAATGCTGGAAAAAATGCGACTTGCTGACCTGTCTGCACTAGATGGGGCAATATCAAATATCAGACTATGGACTCTTGGTAATCTAGACCATAAGATCCTTCCAAACAGAGCTGCTATCAATAAGTTGAGAGATATTCTTGCTAGTAACGTTGGCGGCGGAACTATGGAACTTGTTTGGGGGCCAGAGTTAAGTTATACAGAGTCAAACAGCCAAGTATATAAATTCTTAGGATCTGAAAAATATCAATCCGTATTAAATAGTATTTACGCAGGCCTTGGTGTTCCTCCTACTCTTACTGGTATGGCTGGAAACGGAGGAGGGTTCACCAACAACTTCATAAGTCTGAAAACTTTAGTAGAGAGACTTCAGTATGGCAGGAGTTTGTTGACTAAGTTCTGGCAACATGAAATAGAGCTTGTCAGAAAAGCTATGGGCTTTAGATATGCAGCAGAAATTCATTACGACCAGATGAGCCTAGCAGATGACGCTGCCGAGAAGAATCTTCTTCTACAGCTAGCAGATAGAGACATCATCAGTCATGAAACGGTATTGGAAAGATTCCACGAAGTACCGTCTGTTGAAAAGATCAGGCTCAGAAGGGAATATAAAGAAAGAGAGACTGACAAAGCCCCTGATAAGGCTAGCCCATTCCATAATGCTAATCATAAGAAAGAGATGGAAAAAATAGAAAAGCAAGCCGACCTTAACGAAAAGAAACAGGAGCAATCGCCACAAGCTCCTAATAAGAAAGAGGCGCCAAAGGATAATGGTAGACCTCCTTTTAAGGTAGACGAGAAGCCAAGAAAGCAACGTGTTGAAACGCCAAAATCCGCTCCGGGATTGGCAGAGACTATAATCTGGGCACAGTCTACATTCGATACTATATCAGAGGTAATTACAGACGCCTACTTGAAGATGAACAATAAGAAAAATCTTAGACAGGTAACAAAGGCAGAAGTCGCTTCTATGGAAAAAATCAAGTTAGATGTCCTCACTAATCTAGAACCTTTGCAAGAGGTAAGCGTGGAGACAATTCATGACAAACTATCTGCTGGAGCTCTATCTCCAAAAGAGTTTTGTCAGTGCTTGGCTGCTAAAAATATTGATACCTCATCAATGAACATAGATGTCTACAGACGAAGCGCCATCGGATGCTACGTTGAATATGTTTGTAAATAGGGCTCACTGGCACTAATTAAAAATTTTTGTGTATATTTATTTTAGAGGTAAGACATATGAAAATATACCAACAAGAGATCAATGACGGCTTAGGGGAGGTTATTAAAACCAACGCCTCTATAGCCTACTGCTCTGAAGCTAGCATAGTGCATTTACAACCAGAGGCTGATGTAAGTCCAAAGGTTGAAGCGCAACTCGAAAAGCTTTTAGCAAAAAGTAATCCAGATCAGATAGATCTATACTATCTTGAGTCAGTGCTGGTTTCAACTGGATGGAATAAAAACGATGATGTTTTCCAATCAGAACCAACATGGGCTGCAAGAAACACGCCTGAAGATAAGCAGTTTAACTTCATGCATAATGAGAATGACATTATAGGTCATATCACTGGTAGTTATATTTTGGACAAAGAAGGAAGTAGAGTCGAAGCAGACTCTCAAGAACAACCGCAAGATTTTGACATTGTTAGTCAAGCTGTTATATACAATAGCTGGACTGATCCTGAAAACAGAGATCGTATGTCACAAATTATTGCGGAGATAGAGGAAGGGAAATGGTTCGTTTCCATGGAATGCCTGTTCGCAGGCTTTGACTATGCTCTACTAGACCCCGAAGGAGCTGGCAAAGTCTTGGCAAGAGACGAAGATTCTGCATTTTTAACTAAACATCTCAGGTGTTACGGTGGAACTGGAGAATATGAGGGATATAAAGTTGGTAGAGCTTTGCGTAATATATCGTTTTCTGGAAAGGGCTTGGTTTCAAAACCTGCCAACCCAAGAAGCGTTATACTAAATTCAAGTAAAGCTTTTTACGTAAACGATAGCACTAATAAGTTTTCTATAGGAGATATTAGAATGTCTGATAATTTGTTAGAAAAGCAGGTCGCAGATCTTAGAGAAGAGCTCGCCACTGCTAAACAAGAGAATGAAGCGATTAAAGCAAAAATCGGAGAAGCAAAAGATAAAGAGTTTGCTGCTACGGTTGAAGCTTTTGAAGCTGATGTTCAATCAAAGGACGAAGCAATTGCAACACTTGAAGAGACTGTAAAGTCAACCCAAGCTAAGATTGCTGAATTAGAAGATGCTTTGGCTACTTCGCAAGAAGAGTTGAGTGTCGCCATGAAAGATGTAGAAGAGATGAAAAAGAAAGAGAAGATGGAAAAGAGAAAAGCTGCTCTTGTAGAAGCTGGTATCAGCGAAGAAGACGTAGACGAATCTCTTGCCACCTTTGAGTCTCTTGAAGATGAAGCTTTTGAAGCTATAATCGCTTTCATGGACAAAAAAGAAAAGAAAGAGAAGAAAGACAAGAAAGATGACGAAGCTGAAGGTCTCGGCAAAGGCCCTAAAAAGCCCATGGCTGGAGAAACTGAAGCTGAAGAATCACAAGAAGAAGCTGAAGAAGAAGCAGAAGCTGAAGTTTCTGAAGAACTCTTTGACGAAGTAGAAACTACTGAAGCTACACTTGTAGAAGCAGAAGAGTCTGACGAGTTAGAGACTACCAGAGCTAGCATTGCATCGTGGCTTTCTGAAAACGTTTTCACTAAATAAGTATAGGAGAATTTAGAAATGGCTCTTAAAGCAGATAGATACGAACTACAAACTGACATCAGCTTCTTCATGAATGCAGCTGTTGCTACTCGTGGTGGAGTTGTTGTTCACGATTCCGGTTCTTCGCCTTATACTAACACTGGCTCTGGTGCAGCAATGGATCAAGGCGTAGCGCTAGTTAAAGAAAAGGCGGCAGCCAATACCGACGTTCCTGTTGGGATTTTGCTTAACGATGTTGTTAACAAAGACCTGACAAGAACTCACCTAAATCAACATAAGGACGAAGTCCAACTTGGAAGTAAGGTTACGATCTTACGAAAAGGTTATGTTGTAACTAATAAGATTGACAGTGTTACTGTTGCTCCCGGTGATGTAGCATACGCTTCAGCATCAGCAGCTGGTAATATTACCAACGTATGTGCAGCTTCGGCTGTTGCTTCTGGTAATCTTCCTATTGGACGATTCCTAAGTCGCATCGACGAAGATGGATACGCTAAGGTAGAAGTTAATCTTCCTAACCATGGATCAAACGGTTAAACGCCCTTATTTAACAGGAGAATTTTAAAATGGCTTTTACAGATAGACCAAGCGATGAATTCATCGCTCTACTTAAAAACTCTGGGGATAGCGATATTCAAGTTGCACAAGCTTCGCAACGTGAATTTGCAAAAGCCCTAGAACTTCCACTCCGTAAGGGTGTCTTGGTTGGTAACGTTCTTGGCAACATTTTTGAAACCATCAACGTAGAACCGGGTGCAACCACGGAATTTCCACTAGACCTTATCGCTCCGGGCTTGGAAGGTGAGCATGTAGCTTACACGAATCCCGGTCACGGTAGAATCCCAGAACGTAGCGTCGAAGGCGACTACGTAATGATCCCAACCTACAGCATTACTAGCTCAATCGACTACTTACTTCGATATGCTCGTGAAGCTCGCTGGGACATTGTAGCACGCGCTATGCAAGTTCTGGAAGCTGGTTTTGTCAAGAAGATGAACGACGACGGGTGGCACACATTGTTGGCCGCTGGTGTTGACCGCAATATCCTCGTGTACGATGCTGATGCTACGGCAGGTCAGTTTAGCAAGAGACTTGTTTCTCTTATGCAAACTGTTATGCGTCGTAACTCAGGCGGTAACGCTGCTTCCGTAGGTCGTGGTCGCTTGACTGACCTTTATGTCAGCCCAGAAGCTCTTGAAGATGTTCGCAACTGGGGATTAGACCAAATTGATGAAGTGACTCGTAGAGAAATCTACACAGCCGCTGAAGGCGGGGCTCCAATCACTAGAATCTTTGGTGTTAATCTTCACGACATGGATGAACTTGGCGAAGGCCAAGAGTACCAAGACTTCTTCACTGGACAATTGTCTGGTGCAGTTCAGGGTTCTGACACTGAGCTTGTAGTTGGTTTAGACCAATCAAGCAATGACAGCTTTGTAATGCCTGTTAAGGCTCAGCTTGAAATCTGGGAAGATCCTACTCTTCACAGACAACAGCGAGCTGGTTACTACGGCTGGGCTGAAATTGGCTTTGGTGTTCTTGATAATAGACGAGTTATTTTAGGCTCATTCTAATCAGAATATCAACTAGGCTCATCAAGAGAGTCACCTCTTATAACTAGGGGTGGCTCTTTTTTTATGTGTATTATTACTATAGAACATTTTCGTACAGGATCTTAAATAGGAGATTAAAATGGCCGCACTTTCAAATTATTTAGAATCAGGCCTTTTACACCATATTTTTAAGGGTCAAACATTTAGTGCTCCTAGTGTTATAGCCATAGGGCTAAGTAGTGGCGTCGTGGTGAATGTGAATGGAGTAGCTACTCCCACTGGCACATATGATGCAGCAACTGGGGGAACTTGCGGGGAGCTCAGCACTACGGCTGGAGATTCCTCAGCAAATGGATATGGAAGACTAAACCTTGGTGATCCCGCCAGTCTAGGCGCGACAACTTGGCATTATGACCCAGATGACCACGCTCAAGGAAGTGGTGTTATTAGAAATAGCGGACAATTAGTATTTAGCACAGCCCTTCAAGACTGGGGTTGGGTTTCTGGCGTTTACATCTTTGACAACGCCACTGTTGGAGACGGTAATGTGCTTATGCACGCTACTCTGGATAATCCTAGAATTATATATAAAGGGGACAACGTAAAGTTTGACTATAAGAGTCTAGAAATTAGCTTCGATTAAAAATCAGGTAGGTAAGTCATGAAATTAGACAAGCAGACACTTGCTCAAAATATAGGTACTGACCTGCAGGATAATTCTACTGGTCAAATATCCCCAAGAGACGTTAGAACCAACTTATTAAATATCATTGACTCTATTTGGGGTGAGACGTTCACCTCTGGGGTCAATGTTAATTTTGCCAACATTGGAACTCATGCTACGAGAACAACCAAAGTTGGTGAGTTAGCTATTAGTAAGCTTGGCCATCCTAGTTACACAAGTGTAGATAACACGGCAGTCGGCTATTCAGCTTTAGCACAGAATTACAATGGCTATAGTAATACGGCTATTGGTTCTCATGCTTTGGGTTGTAGTGTCTATGGTTTTGGTAACACAGCTCTCGGACACAATGCGTTAGCCGGAAATATAGAAGGTGATCGCAACATAGGTATTGGTGGTCACACCCTACAGAGAAATAAGGGTGGTAACTACAATATAGCCGTTGGTCACGGAGCCGGTTATTACATTGGCGAAAACACTAGCCATAGATTATATATTGGTACTCACGATGTAGACAGCGATTCTCTTTGTGGTGATGGAATAGAAGCTGGGACTGATCCAACTATATTTGGCGAACTAGATACAAAAAGAGTTGGCATTGGCGTTCAGGGTCTACATGACTATGGAACGCTACAGGTTTCAGGTGCCGTGTCTCCAGCTTGGTCTGGCGCATATGCTCTTGGTCACACTGCCACACCTTGGTCTAATGTTTATGTAGAACACAGTATAGACTCTAATCAAGATCAGTTTAGAATAAACGATGATATCTACTTCTCTGGTGGTAAGGTTGGTTTTAATACTCCCAGCCCATCTGGTCAGGGGTTAATCACTGTCTCTGGAAGCATAGTTCCCGCACAAAGCAAAGAGTGGTCTCTTGGCCATGAAGATCTGCAATGGAAATCTGGATACTTTCAGAATCTTACCGTTAGTGGTGTTGCTTCTATAAACACCTACACATACAAAGAGATGTCTAGCTGCCTGTACGAATGCAGGACTCTCTATCTTGCAACTAGCGGCATATGTGATGGGGGAACTGGAGAACCGTGTGGGTATCTTGGAGACGAGAGTCTTGAAGGCGCTGGCTTGATTATACCTTCTAGTGGTTCAGATTACAGAAGAGATTATAAATGGCTATACGCTGCTCCAGACAGCACTCTGGATTGCTTAGAGATAGATAACTCTTTTGCTAGGTCTAGTTGGCAGTCAAATATCAGTATTGATTTAGCGTCTGGCTGTCATGTTCGTTCCAATAGAATTCTAGGTAGGGAACAACTATCTATGGTGACGGCTAAAAACTGTTACGGATTATTCATTAGAAAGAATGACGCTACTGTTTCCACCGGGTCAACAACTAGAAATGAAATACAACATTTAAAGGTTGTCGCTAATGGCGGTACATTTACACTCAGCTTTGGCGGTCAAACTACATCCGCTCTAGCTCACAACGCAAGTGCTGCAACTATTAAGTCCGCTCTAGAAGCACTGTCTACAGTAGGCGCAGGCAATATAGAAGTAAAAACTGGTAGTGCAACACTGCCCGAAGGAACATACTCAATATAGGAAGATAACATGTCTGATTTAGATTTCAATATAGAATTCAAAGGTTCTTTGGCTGGTGCCAATCAAGCTGCACTTACATCAAACACAACGAGCCTAACAAACACCTCTTCTAATACAGTTGATGGAACGTCTGGAGGCACTGGTAACAGGCGGTTTTATTTTTATCAAACAGAGTCCAAGTTTTGGGAGCGCGATTTAAGTATAGCCGCCGGAGCCACCGGAGGCACGTTTGACTTTAAGTTTGTTGTTTTAAATGGTTTTCATAATGCTACAGAGATCATCCAGCCGTATCAGGACAATATATCAAACTTCCCATACGGTGTTTATGTGGAAGTCAAAGACATTCCTTTTGATATCACCTTAGAGGCCTTTTGTGGGCTGTTAAACGCAGCTCTCGACACAAAGGTCACAGAACTCAAAGCCGCTGGTTGGACAAACACAAAGGATGGAGGTGACATATTAACCGCTGTAGAGGCGTGCTTCTTTTATCCGAGCCAATTCAGCACATTGAACTCACCAATACCCTTGACAGATGAACAACTATCTCACACGATGGACAACAGAGGCACTGTAGCAGAAAACTATATGTTTGGAGCTGGTAGTAGTATAACTTTTGGCGATAGTGTAATTAAAGACAGCGAGACCATAGTTTTAAAGCCTAATAACGACGCTGTTGCACTAGATAACACAAAAAAGGAATTTGATACCGGACAATATAAGTGGCTTCCAAGCGCTGTAGATCCTGTCAGAGTAGGTAAATCTTGGCAGAGACAAAGAGCTGCCGTTGGTTCAAACTTTTCAACGATAGCCGGAAATTTCAACCAGCATCCGCTTACAGGGGAAATACTTCCATACCCAATGTCGCGAAGGGGATTTTCTTTTACTTGGAACGCTGGCCACTCTGATGCAATCGTGATAGCTCAAACTACTACTACAAGCAGCAATCGTAACGGCATAGGTTTGCAATATATTGATGCATTTCTGCATAAGTCTGGGGCTAGCGATGCGGATAAGGTATTTAAATCTAAGAACATTACGAATTCCGAATATACGGCATTTCTTCCAGA